GTAACTCGGCAATCTGCTTTTCTAAGTCTGCGTGACTGTGAGAAGATACTTTAGATGATGTAGCCATTTTTTTTCTCCTTTATGGTATTAATTATTCACTTAAGTTATTTTATAGTCTTCTAGCTAAAACGGCCACCTACCCAAAGATAGGTGGCCGTAAAGGGACTACCTAATCAGTAAAGATTAGATGATGTCCATGTTCAAGCAAGTAACTGAACCATAGAAGTCACTGCGAACCATCTTCTTACCATAACGAGTCATCACGCCCTTGCGAGGTGTGAAGTCTTCAGGTGCAAAGATTGTAGGAGTCACAATCAGTGGTACGTATGGAGCGTATACATAACCGGTCTCAAGGTAGCTACCACCCTTGTATCCAACCAGAACCTGGTTGCGTGGGAAGTAAGGATCCTTGTAAACGGTGAAACGGTTGCTAAGAGTACCAACCTTCTCGCATCCAATACTGAACGGAGTCTGAACTTGTCCTTCAGAATCAAGACTGTAGTTTGCACGATACATCACGGAAGCCTCAAGGATTGTAGCAACTTCAGGTGAAACCACGATGAAGTTTGCAGAACCACGGAGGGTCTTACGGTGAATCTCGTTACCTACATCAATGATCGTCTCAACAAGTGTCTCGTACCACTCGCGGACTGTACCGGTGAATGAAGCACCAGAGGTATCAGCTGCAGCAGTGCGCTTGTTGATGAAATCACCAGGTGAACGGCTCCAGTAGAAGCGGGTGTCAGCCTGAGTAAGGAGATCATTGAGAATCTCACGGTCAATTTCCAGAGCAATCTGCTCAGAGAGGATCTGGGTGAGCTCAACCTCAGCGTCAAGGCTGTGGTAAGCGTTCAGGTCCTGAGCAAGTTCTGGTGACCAGCGGGCACGGAGCTTACGGGTCTGAGCTGTAACAGCAACTGACTCAACCTTGATATCGATTTCAGGAATCTCAGGTGAGGGTGTAGCTGCAAAGTTAGACTCGAATGCAGGAAGAACAACAGACGCACCATCATCAGCACCAGCACGACGATCCTTGAGAGGATAGGTGATAGTGTAAGCGGTAAGTGCAGTCGGGGTGTTATTACCAACGTCAGCACCGGCTGCTTTAGCACCAGTTGTACCAGACATAATCAACTTAATAACAGTTGTACTCTTTGACTGATCGGCAAGAGCGTCAGGGGTGAAAATACCACCTGAGTATGTTCCAATCTCGTTCAAACGACGAACATTGAGAACACCCTTACCACCCTGGATATCTCCGGCGATATTACGAAGACCAGTAGTTGTTGTCTCAGCGGTTTCGTTAAAGATTCCAACATTCTTAACCAACGTAGGATCAAAGACCTTGTTAGAAGAACTCATTGCAGAAACGCGAACGAACAGAGCATAATATGCTGCGTCAGACTGGCGGAAGTTAGCGAGAGTCTTGATGCTGTTAGCTTCAATTTCGCTAGTGATCTGCGGGTCAAACATCAGCAACTTACCATCTGAACCAGTTGCAAACAACGGAAGTGAGTCCTTGCTAATTCCTTGCAATGTGCTAGACTTGTTGAAAGAACCTGATGCCACAACGTTGTTAGTATCAACGTTTGTACCTTGGACGGTCAGCCCAAGAGAACCATAGACTCTGGAGTAACCAGAACCAGCAAGATCATACTGACCACCGACAGCAAGAGATCCGGAACGGATACCTTTACCGGCAGGCTTGCCATAGACAGAAGAGCCTGAGGCATATTGTGAACCACCAAGTGAACCAAGACCACCAACGGAAGTTCCGTATGTGTAATCAAGATAGAAAAGCAGGCCGGAAGGCAAGCTCATTGGTTGGATTGAAACGAGCTCGTTGGCAACAAGGCCTCCGAAAACTCTGGGAACGATTGGGAATGCAACGTTCATGAATCCACTCATGTCTCCTGAGTCAGCCATATTGCCGCCACCGGTACCAAGTGAGCTTTGCTCACGAAGGACTTGTGCAGCCTGGTTCTCAAGAAGAGTGGACATCACTTCACGATGCTGGCCTGCGAGGCCGCGAAGAAGTCCGGTTCTGGACCACTTCTCTACGAGTTGACGGTTTTGGGCTCCCAGATGTCTCTGGCGAATACCCTCCGTCAACTGCTCAAGTGAAAACTTCGACATTTTATTTTCTCCTTTTTGAAGTTTGAGGGTTTATTGTTTCTTACCGTTATTAAGACCGGCAAGAATAGCCCACCTATCACCATCAACCCCATTTGATGCCGGGCTAGCCGACCGAGTTGATCTCGACGATGACGCGAGCAGGCGGTTTTTACTCTCAGAGAGTTGACCACCCTGTTGTTTAAGTGAAGCGCTAAGACTCTTATAGAGTAGTTTAGCTTCATTTACAGTCTTGGCACTATCTAAAGCCTCGACAATGGCGCGTTGTTGCTTCTTGGTAAGATCACGATTTTGCATGAGCTTATTAGCAAAAAGCAGCTTAGCATTAAAAACATTCATTTCATGTAATTGCTTACGAAGCTTTGTGTTTGCCTCGGCAATTCTGTTTTGACGTTGTGGCCGGCGAGCGCGTCGCTGGCTACGGGTCCGACGGGATTCGGCAACTTGACGACGAGGGCGACGAGTTCGACGCATACGATTTAACTCAAGGTGTAGAGCCTCAACGAGGTCTTCTTCAGAAACTTCAATAACTTCTTCCGAACCACCAAATGCATCTTGAGAATCCATTGGGTCACCAATTTGTGAATCATCATCAGTAGGATCACCTTCTTCAGCTTCCAGGCCTTCTCTCATACGAAGAAGCTCGCGGCGAAGCATTGCCTCGTCAATCTCGTAGACTTCATCCATATCATCTGCCTCATGTGCAGCCTCATCTTTATCATCGGCCTCACCAAGCTCAAGAACTTCCTCTTGATCTTCGACTTCGTCACCGTCGACCTCGACTTCCTCTTCCTCGACTTCGACTTCATCATCGTCAAGTCCAAGAGCAGCCATTAAATCATCGGCAGCCGACTTAATTTCTTCAGCGGCGTCTTCAGCGGCGTCAACGTCGGCCTCAACTGCTTCAGCTGCACCAACAGCCTCTGCGGCTTCTTCGCCGGCGGTCTCTTCATCTTCTTCTCTCATCATTTCTTTCAAGCCCTCATCCTCCTCAAGCTCTTCGAGGAGCCTGCGGAATGCGACAGCATCTCTTCTATTTGCCATGTGCCTAATCTCCTTTATGGTTTGTTTTAGCTGGCTCAAGAGCCCTAAATCAACAGACTCCTCAATAACTATACCGCTAGACACCAAACTAACGGCTTCATCTAAAAGCTTTGAATAATATATAACCGCAATTTTATGTTGCGCAGGTGTAACATTACTCAAATCTGAACTTTCCAATAACGCTTTGAGCGTTTTTGTTTTCCTTGACAACTCGTTGACTCGAATCCTCGGTGAACGTTTACCTAAAATATAAGCTTCAACAACGTCACTGACTTCTTGACCTAATATCAATTCGTCATCGTCATCAACAACCTCTGTCTCCATATCAATGTTAAGGTCTCCCTGCACATCAATTTTAATTTTAGGAGCAGCAGCAACAGAAACAGTATCCACTTCCGGTGCTGGTGCCGACATATCAAATTCTGCTGTAGCCAACCTGGGGACTTCATCACTTAATACATCGTCAAGTTCATCAAGATCTTCTACTTTTTTCTCATTAAGTAGTTGTGACTCAATTAACTGTCTTATACGAGGCGTTACAGCCTCGATAATTTTATTTTTTGCGTTTTCTTCTGCCATCCTTTTCAGTTCA